TTTACTCTGCCGAAATGGTCACGCACTGGTTGTAAAATATTTTCACACAATGCTTTTAATTTTTCTATTTGTTCTGCATTAGGATTATTATTAATCCCTTTTCGGATAGCTGTGTCGCTTTTGATAAGCTCTGAGAGAGTGAAGTTACGTGAAAGTTTCATTATTTCATATAGTTCATGAGCAGAGCTAGAATCATTGATCCCATTCCAGCTACAATCATATATTCAATTCTTTTAATACGTTCTCTCATTTCCTTTATTTGTTCGAACGTCTGCTTTTGCATAATTCTGCAAAGTTTTTCATGCGCTTCTATTTTTTCTAATGCCGATTTTTTAGCCATAATTATCCCGTTGGAAATAGTATTCTTAATTTTTGTTCTGTTGTCAAGCTAGAAAGTTGGTTGCCAGAGTTAATATTATTAACGCTACCAACAATATTTGAATCAATACTAGGTAAATTTAATGTTGATGGCGTCGCAGGTGTGTCTTGAAAGATAGGTAGTAGTGGGTTTTCTATTAAAGGAAACTCAGGTTCTAATAAAGAAGTATTGCTTAACTGTTGTTGTATTTGTCCTAACGCATCTCCTGCAGCAAGTAAAGGATTAGATTCACCAATTTTTGCAGCATTCTCTGCAAATGCTTGTCTTATTTCAGGTGATATATTAATTGGTCTAAATACATTATTATTTATAGATCCAACTTCTACGCTTGAAAGTCTATCTGTAGAAGTTCTTAAACCAGATTGTGTAATTCCTAAAACTTTTGCTGCGTCTAAGTCTAGTTTAAAATTTTTTCTAACAGCAAACAAAGCTCTGTTTGCATTTATATATGCATCTACAATTTCATTCGGTTCTACTGGTCCACCTTTTAAAGCTTCTCTAGTAAACAACTGTCTGGATTCCCTTACACCTCTTTGATAATTTGCAACTTTATATTTTAAAGTCCTATCTGGATTTACTTTTACAGATCTAAAACCAAACAAACCTGCAAACTCATCACCAAATTCATAAGCTTGTCCATACTTATCAAACTTACCTTTTTGTAAAACATCTACAGATTCAATAGATTGATCTAATCTTTTTAATTGGTTAAGAGAAAACGGCATTTGTGCTTCTACCAAGTGACCCATAATTTTATATGCTTTGTCTCCTGCTGTATCTTGTGGGTTAAACACTTGGAAACCATCTCTAGTTTTACCACCTCTAGCTATAATATCTGTTACTGCTTCTGTCCAAATAGATTCTGATATAAATGGCTGAGCAAATTCTTTCATTGAAGTAAATATACCACCAATAAAATCATTCATGATACCATCTTCATCTGTTCTACCGTCAGCTACTGAATTTAATAGAGTTTGAATAGGTCTAGATAAAGTATCATAGGCATTAGCATGACTAAAATCTACGTATTTAAAATTACCTTCTTCGTCTTTTATTGGTAGTAGTGTTGAATTTTTTGACCAATCAGCTACATATCTTCTAAGAGCTTCTCTTTCATCATCTGTTACATTGTAGATTGCAGCAAATGCTTCTGCTGTTGCAGCCGGTACAGCTAGTGTAGTTGCACCCATACCAAATAATCTAGTGTATCCAATACTTTCAAATGGTTTTACTTTTGTGCCATCAGGTAAAATTATTTCTTCATTTATTTCTCTAAGACCACGTCTTATAATATTAGTTCCTGTTCTAGCTATCTCTGCAGGAAACGATACGAAGTTACCAATAGGTAATTTTCTTAAACCTTTTACAAAATCAGATACATAATCATAGTTTGGTATATTATTTCTAACTATATCTGCAGCTTCTCTTTTTAAAAAGTTATCATCAAAGACTGTTTCAATACCATTTCTTGTAAACGTTTGTCCTTTTACTAAACCAACATTTGTAAGATTTTTTTCTATTCTAGATTTCTCCATGGCCCATGATGCTATTTTCCAAAAGTCATCTTCAGCTGTATACAAATCTTGTGATACTGATTTTAATTTTGATAATGGTTTTAACAACATTCTAAAACCTTTATCTGCTGACATAGTTTCTCCAAAGTTTACGTCTTCTAATAGTCTTGTTAAATCTCCCAATCTTACATTAGAATTTACAACTCCTAGTTCTAATAGTTCTTCATATAAATCATTTTGTTGTCGTGTACCTTTTAATGGTGTTTGTAATGCTTGATACGCCTGTTTGATAGCTTGACCATCAGGTATGATACCATTTGCTGTTGCAAAAAAACTAGCACTAACAAAGTTTCTCATATGTGTAACTGGCGATAAAATTGTTTTAGCTACCTGTGATAAACCTTTTGGATATAAAACTAAACTTTCATATAGTTTACCTAACATAGTAGGATCTGCTTGTTGTAGTCCTGTATCTTTTAATGCTTTAGCAACACCAGGTCTTGCAAAAAATTGTCCTTCAGAAAAAGGATTAGTTGCACCAGTAGCAATACTAGCTTTATCTATAACTTCTTTTTTAACACCTTTACCTGCATCAATGGTTAATCTTTTTGCAGGATCGATAACTTCAACAGGTACAAAGTCTGTACCAAATAATTCTCTAGCTTCATCTTCACTCTTAGCTAAGAAAGGTTTTACATTACTTTGTCCTGATCTAAACAGTCCTGCAACTTCATCATTCTTTTTCATTAGATCTCTGTAAAACATATTACGTCTTGTAAGCATAGATAGTTTTGCAGTAGCTCCAATAATTGTTTGCATTGGATTTTTTTGTTTACCAAATAATTCTTCAAATACTTCTCTATCTGCTTTTGATTTTATTTCACCAATGGATACCAACGGTGTTGCAGTTCTTCTTTTTAATGTTTCGTCTAATACAGTTCTGTTTACGAAAAAGTCTGGTACCTGAAAGATTACATCGGAAGGTTTATCCAATCTAAAACCTTTTGGTAGATTAGGATTTTTTAATGTATTAGCTACAATCTCTTCTGCTTGTAGATCTGTTATAGGTCTACCTGCTTCTTCAGCACTTTGTTGAAATACTTTTTTTGCTCTTTCAATAGCTTCTCTTGTAGGTGTGTAAGAAAAGAAAGGTATGATACTTTTATTTTGAAACACATCATAAGTTGCACCAATATAATTTTTAAACTTATTACCAAATAGTTTTTTAAATTCTGCTATTTCATTCTTACCTAACGTTCTTCCTAAGTTAGAAAATAAATCAGCCCATCTATCCCTAATAGTTGTTAAACTTCCAAAGACAGTTCCAATAGTATCATCATCAACTTTTAAAGCTTTTAATTTTTTAAGTAAGGCTTCTTTTTTTGTTTGATCTAATGCACCAAATTTTGCAACACCGAGATCATCTATTTGTGCATCACCAGATAATAATAAATCATTTATATCTTTTAATAATGCGTCTCTATTTTTTTGATTAGTTCTGTTAGCTATGTTTCTAAATGGTGGAAATATTTTATCTATAGATAAATCTAATTCTCTTGATATATTTTTTGCTGCTATAGCATCAGAAGATCTCTGACCAATATTAGTTCTTTCAATATCAAAAAATTCTTGAGTCTTACCACTTCTTGCCCTGAACCCTGATGCAATTTTATCGATCCATCTATCAATCTTATCGTTTGAGTCTGTTATATTTTTATTTCTATTTGTTAATCTTTTAATTACTTTACCTGTACCACCAATTAAACCTGTAAATAAAGCACCTTCAGTACCAAATTTAACTCTGTTAATTAAATCTTTTACCGGATCACCATCAGATTCTCTGTCTATTTCCGTAGGCCCACCAATCAAATCACCAAACGTACCAATTTTTTCTACGTCACCAACAAAGGTTGCTTCACCAATACCACCACCGATAGCACCACCAATAAATTTATTAGTTTTACCTTTAGTATTTAATTTTAAAATATCATCACCAAGTTTTTTTGCAGTTGAAGTAGGTTTAAAGTACTTCATATTTTTTGATGCTTTCATTGCATCTGCTGCAATTTTAGATCCTATTTTAAAACCTGCAGCTCCAGGTATACCAATGTTAACTAATGCTTCTGTTATTTGACCAGCAGTTGTTGCTTCTGCTTTTTCGTCTAGTGTTGTAAGATCATCAAAGAATGCTTCTACTCTAGCTGCTCTATTTTTATCTACACCTAAATCTAAAAGTGTTGCACCTAATGAAAAAAAACCTTTGGGTATTGCAAGAAGACCTGATCCGATACCGGCTAGTACAGATTCAATTGTACCTACTTTATTATTGTCGTCATTTGCTGACGCTATTTCTAGTTCTCTTAGAGTAGCCATAAGTTAATCCTAACCTATTATTTTGTCTAGATCTACAAATGCTATTTGATTACCACTTTTTTGTACGGCTCTTTTGTTTACAACATAGATACCATCATCTAGACCAGAGTATTTTTCTTGGAAGAAATCTATTTCGTCTTTACCTTTGTTGTTTTCGTTTCTTTCCCACTTTTGAAACTTGTCATCAGGTAGTGTAAGTGCATCAGTACCTTTAGATCTAATATAATCTGTAACATTGTCGCTTGTTACTGTACCTGGGCTTTTTGCGTTTTGTAATGCTATCATATCAGCTACTGAACTTCCTTCTAAATCTTTTTTTAATTTTTTACCTTGTAATAATCTTAATTCATTAAGTACAGCATTAGCTGGATCAGATTGTTTAATATCTTTTTCAATCTCACCTTTAAGTATTGCAGCGTTAATTTGTTTTTTAAGATCAGCTGATGAATCTAAGTTTTTAGATATAGCTGATATAATTCTGTTTTGTAAATTACCTGATCGAATAGCTCCTTTAAGATCTCCACCTTCTTCTTGTACAATTTTACTTGCATCAATCAATGAATTGTAAGCTGCTTTTTTATTCATCTTATCAATACCCATTAATTTGTAATATTTTTCTCTTGTTTCGTTTATTCTATCTTCATTAATTTTAGCTTTTTCTGCTTCAGATGCTTTAGATTCTTTACCTGTACCTGCTTCAACTTCACCTCCTGGAACCGTTGTAATTTTATCTGTTCTCTCTAATTTTATATCTCCGCCTGTTACTTTTGGTTCATCAGGACCGAATGGATCAAACTTTGTACCTGGTACTAAGAAGTTTGCAATACCTTTAAGAGTGCTTCCAACTACTGGTCCTCCTATTTCACCTGCACTATATAATAAACTAGGTGAAGATATAGCTAACCCAGGGTTTTCTTTTATCGCTTGTCCTATTACTCTAGGGTTTGTAACAACTTCTTTTAAACTTAAAGGAGCTGGTTTGTAATTTTGACCAGACATAAATTGAGCTGCTTTTCTATCTGCATCAGAAACAACTGTTTGTCTAAACCTTTGACTAGGCACCATATATTTTTGCATAAAGTTAGGTAACTTACTCATAATACCTTCTGTAGCTGGTGTGAAAGGAACATTGGGTTTTGATCTTATACCTTGATAAACGTTTTTAAAAAAACCAGGTGCTTTTCCTAAAGCAGCTCTAGCTGTACCAAATAAAGCGGCTGCAGCTGTACCATAACCATATTGTGATCTACCATCAGGTCCTTTTGGATATACAGGATTACCTACAAGAGCAGGTTTACTTTTCATTCCAGTCATGACCCCTTCTTTAATAGGGCCACCGTATCTAAACATAGGTCTATTTAAAGGTCTCATTTCTTCCTCTTCATTGCTTTGCCAAATCCACGTTTAGCTTTTCCACATCCTCTGACTCTACCACCATCTTTAAGTCCTAACATTTTCATACCTATGTCAAGAGCAGTGTGTCCGTACATACCACTTTCAAGTATTTTTCTACCCATTGATTTACTAGGATCAAGAGGGTTTAAAAATTGTAAAATTTTATTTGATTTTTTAGCCATACAGTTTACCGAATAATCCGCCGATACCTAAAGCTGTACTTAACCCTGTTGCAAATGGACTACTTTGAGGTAATGGTGCAGACATAGCTCCTAATGCTGCAGCTTGGTTAATACCTGTTCCATATTGTTGTAGTCTTTGGTACGGCTCGTAAGCTGCTGTTCTTGCAGCGTCGGCATCTGCTTGTAATTGTTGTTGTGTCAATCCTTGTCTAAACGCTCCAAGGTTACCTTGTGTAGCAACGTCTCCTGCTAGACCGGCTCTTTGGAAATTAGATAATGCAAATTGATTTTGTAAATCTTGTGCTCTTCTCGTTGATGCATCTTGAAAACCTGATTGTAATAATTGTGCTGTAATACCTGCTCTACCTTGTGCAGTGTCTGCCATGTATTGTCCTTCTAATGCACCTTGTCTACCACCACCAAATGCACCAGATGTATAAGCTTGTTGACTAATATCTTGTAAGCCACCTTGTCTAGATAAATCATATTGTCTTAAAGATTCATCAATAACACCTGTTTGATAGGGTGACATAAATGATGCAATAGAACCTGCGCTGCCTGCTCCTCCGGCCCCGGTTCCTGTTAAAGTCTGTGCTTGTGTTAAGTATGGTTGATAAGAACCTAGACCAGCTGTAGCAGATTGTATTGCTGCTGTTTGTAAAGGATCTTCACCTGCAACAAAAGATCTACCTGTAAATGTACCTGTATTAATAGGTGCCGACGTTGTAGCGGTTAGCTGTCGTGCGTAATCTTTTCCTGCTTCTTGTAAATAATCTGGTAATGCCATTATTCTATTCTATTCTCCAACATTTGTGCTTGATCGAACATCGATTGTGCAGGATTTTCCATGCCCTGGGACTCTTCTGATATACTACCACCAGATTCTAGATTGTCCATCATATTCTGCATAACTTCTGCACCTTTGTCAATGTCTCCACCACCTGCATTTCTTACAGCGTCTGCTGTAAATACAAATTCATTTTTGCTAAGTCTAGCTGGCACATCGTCAGCTCTTTCCTCAGCTCCTAGTGGTACAAAACCACCCTCTCTATAATCTTTTTCTAGACCTCCTAGGTCCATAATACCACCATCTGCTTTTCTATCTCTTAAAGCGTCATAAATCATTTTATCGTCAGTGCCTGAGTACATATCATCATAGTTGCCCATAAAATTATCTATGTCATCACCACCTAATTTTAATCTTTTAGCAACAATATCAAGAGCTCCTTCATCTAAAGCATTAATTGCATAACTACCATCTTCTGCTTTAGTAATATCATAACCTTCTTGAATTAATTCTTCCATAACTTTTGCAGCTTTGCCTGACTTAGGTGTTACAAAAACATCTTGACCAACAGCTTGTGCTTGTGGTCCATAATCTGTCATAACGTCTTCATCTCTGACACTAATATTTATATCTGCATCATCAAATAATGATTTAACTTTTTTAACTCCGCCTCTTATTGCATTCATAATACCACCACCAAGTCTATAACCTGGTCTAGCTAGTCCACCATCAGCAGCGTAGAAAGAACTTTGTACAGCTGACTTAGGAGGCATAAAGTATAATGCAGAGTTTGTTGGATCTGAATAATATTTTTTAGCTTGACTTCTTACATCTTCTATCATTGGCTGTGCCATAGTATAAGGTGTACCTTCGTCAACTTCTTCTTCACCCATAAAGAATGGTGCTGCTACTGCTGCTCCTGCACCTAGTCCACCTAATATTCTAGGTATACTAAACTTAGCTCCTTCTTTACCACCTACTCTAAATAAATCTCCTAGTGTACTAAACTTACCACCTTGTCCAAGTAATGCACCAATACCACCAGTGTTTCCAAAAATACCAGAAGCTGGTCCACCTAGTTTTGCTCTACCTAATAGTCCACCAAAAGTTGTGCCAGGCATACCAAACATCATAGCTCCTGTTAGAGCTGCTTTACCTAATGGTGATTTAACAACTTTCTTTACAGTTTTTCCAATTTTTTTTACAATCTTACCTAGAAAATATCCTTGTCTTGGTTCTTCGAGTGTCATAAGTCCACCCATATTACGAAGTTGTCTTTCCATATCCATTCTTGAAATTGCCATAATTTTACCTTTTTATAGTCTTTTTCTCCTATAATCAATCATATATATCTACTAGATCTACTATACCACCATTCATAAATGAGCCCATGGTATCAGAACCACCTTTATCAGAGGCACCTAAACCTGTGCCTGCACCAGATGGTCCTTCCATAAAGCCACTATCTTGTCTAAAATCAGATTGATAACCACCTCTATTTCTATCTCTGTTTTCATCTTGCATAGCCTTTGCAGCAGCTTGTCTTATTTCTTCTTGTTTCTTCTCTTGTGCTTGTAATCTTTGTAAATTTTGTAATGATATTCTTTTACCTAATTTCTGTCTTTCCAACATATTTTGGATTCTTGATGTTCTTCTTCTAGCTGATCTTGCAGCGTCTGTATAATACCCACCTAATGCATTTGATTTATTTAATTCTTCTTCGTTGTAAACATTTCCAAATTCATCTACAATTGCAGCGCCAAGAGGTCTGTTTTCAAATTGACCTGATAATGCACCTAAACCTTTTTCTAATAACTGTCCTGCAAAAGGAATACCTGTAGCGAATGATAATATTCCACTCCCTGCAGTTTTAGCTAAATCAAACCCTTTACCTAATGTTTTTTGAAACATGTTTTGTTGTTGTGGTTCAAATATTTCTGGAGCTGGTTTTATATATCCTGATTGATCCTCTAAAGGAGGTGCTCCGGTAATTGCAAAATCATTTATATTACGATTAGTTAAATCTTCTATTGTAATTCCTTGTGGTGTGTAAGAATACATTTCACTAGGATTTATATTTTGAAAGTTATCCATATATCCACGGGAGTTTGGTCCTAGACCAAGAGAAGCTGCATAATCCCCACCTCCTCCACCGCCACCCATTGAACCACCTGGCTGATATATAGCAGGTAGACCTGAAGGAACTTCGTTTTCGTTTCCTGCTGGTACTTGAAATGGATTTAACAGATATTGACTTTGAGGTATATATTTATACCCTGCATCATATACCGATTGATCGTATGGACTTAAAACCATTATTCTGATCCTGCTCCTAATGGCGGCATTGCCGCAACTTTTACTTTTACAGATCTAACTACATGTTCTCTTTGTGTAGCTGTATCTGGATTTGCAATATCGTCTTCTGCTTCTTTGTCTGAATTATATTCGTAATTAGTTTCTTTGTTTCTTAAAACTACTTCTGTTTCACATTTTACAACAGGTACTTTTTTACCATTTATGTATGTGTATGCTACTTCACCTTCTTCTATAAACGCCATTACTTCTCCTATTCTCTGTTTATTTCTAATATTGCACAAGTGCCTTCAAATATATCTGCTGTAGCAGCTTGTAGTTGTAATTTATCGTTCTCTTCTAACACAATTGAGCCATCAGCGATAGACTTAGAATCTCCTGAGTTTACAGTATGTTCAGCAAATTGAAAAGCAGTTGTTACTGAATTATCATATAAAAATGCTTTAATCTCAACGTTACCTGCTCCAACATTAGCTGCATGTATATTTTGTATTATAGCTCTAGAGTTAGATGGACAAGTATACACATCTATCACCGATGTTGAGTTTAGATCAAAGTTAGCGTTTTTGTATATATTAGCCATTAGCTATTACTTCCTGAAGATTTAAACCAAGTAAATCTTTCTGTTTCCTGTTTAAGTTCATCTAAAAATGTTGAGTTTAATTGTTCTACAACTAGAGCAACTGCTCTATTAATTTGTTTTTGATTAGATTCATCATATTCTTTTTTTGGTTCTGGTAATCTTACTACTATTTTAGCCATTATCTTCTCCCATCTGGTTGTATATCTAATCTCATAGTTCCAAATCTCCAAGATTCACTAACATCAGTATTTGCTATTTTTATATTAACAAAACGTCCTCTTGCTCTGGTATCTTTTTTCTGAGTAGAGGTTGTAATTGTAAATGGACTTAAAGCTGTTGTTGTTTGAGAATCCGAAGGGTACCTCTTAACTGCAAGTGTTACTTTTGCATTGCCTGCAAGGTTTTTAAAGTCTGGTAAAAATCTTCTAACGGCTAGGAAGACATCTCCTGCTACAGAATATGCTTGACCTCTCATTCTTTGTTGTAAATCATAATCATATGATTGTATAAAAGATGTAACTGTTGTTGTACTACCATCAGGATTGACCTGATCAGTTCCTACTTCGTGTTCAAATAAAGTAGTTTGCCCGAGCCCTGATTCCCCAACAATGACTGGAAAGGTTCCTGTAGCGCTGTCATTAAATTTAGTTGCAATAGGATTAGGATATACCGTTGCATCAATCCAAGTTGTTCTAGCTTCTGTGCCCACATACCAAACACCTCCTGGTATTCTAGGCCCACTTTCTCCATAATTAAATATAACATATTGATCATTGTATTCAGAATTTGTTGATGGATAATACCAAGTTACTTCCGTATATTGGTTATTTAAACCTGCATATACTTGTTGTCCTTTTGTTGTATCTGCTTGATCATAAACATAATCTTCAACGGTGCATGGTAAAGATTTAACCGTACCATCAAACGCAAAGAAACCATTTGTAGACATCCAATAAGCTACACCATCTATTTCAACAGCTGCATTCTTTCCTATCAATCCACAGTTAGTACCAACTTGTTCAAATCCAAATGTAAAAGGAGCACCAACAAATTTCATTGTATATAATGCATTGTCTGTCCAAACTAGAATTGATTCTTTTGCTTTTAAAGCACCCATAATTTTTGTGCCATCTTGAAGTCTTTGTGATCCAGCAGTATTAATTGCAGTTACTGTATAATCATTTATGTCTTCTTGTTCTGAAAATCTTATAAACATATCATCTTGTGTGGATGGTGTACCAATAGTTGTTTCTGTTCCAAGATGAATTAAGTGTCTTGTTGTTGGTGATACCAGTGTTACCCTTGTTGCAGTTGGATTATTTGTAGTTGCAAAACCTGAAGTAGATGTTGATGCTCTTACAGTTAAAGGATCTGTTGCTCCTGCATTCCAAGTAAACGTTTTACCATTTGCAATTGTTGCAACTAATACTTGACCAAAATTACTTAATGACCATAAACCAGGTTCTAGTGTTACATCGGTTGCAGAAGATGCTTCACCCCAGTTTCCTGCTCCCCAAGTATCTGTACCCCAACCATAACCATATGACTGTGCTGAAGGACCAACTGTTTCGTAAGGTTTAACTTCTAAACTACCACCTGTTGAAACTGTTGCAGATGCATTTGAGCTTTGTGTAATTGTAAAGACACTTGAACTTGTAATACTTGTTACTTGAAATAATTTATCTTCAAAATCTGAATTAGCATAACCGGTACCCGCTGGTAAGGTTACATTGTCTAATAATATAATATCCCCTGCGCTTAAACCATGATTTGTTTTTGTAATAGAGCAAACTGCCGAACCCGATGTTGTTGCAAGAGTGCAAGAACTTAATGTAGTCTTTAAAGGCGTAACATCGTAAAGCTGTCCTTCAAAATAAATAAGTAGAAACTTGTCTGTTCCAATAGCAACATATCTATTACCTGCTAAATCAACAAATGCAAACTCGCGTCTTGCAACACCAACAATTGTATCTGTAATAAGTGAAGACCAGCCACCAACTTTTTCAGGTAACATATATCTAAATCTTACGTTGTCACAGTCTACCCAACGTTGTTCAGCACCTACTGTTGTATTTTGTTTGTCAATTCCTGGAACAAATTGAAAATCAAGAAGAGCCATAATCCGTGCTCCTATATGTTATCTTTATAAATCCAGCCTCTAGTCGCATTAACATATACTAAAGTAAATGCAGAACTATTAGTTGAAACCACTAAATCTGAAGCACTACCTAAAATATTGGAACTGTTTCTTCCAATTGTTAAGTTGTTAGATGCAAAGTTATTACCACTATCAATAAATGTAACCTCATTTCCTATTGCAGGAGAGGCCGGTAAATTAATTGTAATCGCAGTACCAATACCACCTCCAGAAGTATCCACTAACACCTGGTCACCATTAACTGTAGTGTACGTAGTAGTTGGTGTATAATATCCTTTTGTTTGTAGCTTTCCTGTAATATTTGTACCATCTGAATACAATACTGTTGTCGATCCAACCGGTAAAGCTAGCCCAGTTCCTGATACAGTTTTAACTGTAAGTGTGTAATTTGAAGAAGATCTTGTTGTTGCATCTTCTACAATAAATACTCTTTCTGCAGAGTCTGGCATAGTGACTGTTCTGTTTGCAGTTAATGTACCTGTTAATTTAAAGTATAAATTTTTACCATTTGCTGTGGCATGGTTTGCTAAAGATAATGCTACGTCTCCAGATCCTACGTTTAACGATAAGTATCCTGACGATGCTTGTTCTAATATTTGTAAATTTGTATTTGTAATTGTACCCCAGGTTCCTGATTTTTCACCTGTGGTAATTAATTCTAGTTTTAAGTCGCTTGACGTACTTGATGCCATATATTTCTCCTACGGATT